AGGAAGACTCGAAGAGATCTCGGAGTCCACCAATGAAGTTCTCTGCGACCTCGGTACGAATACCGCTTTCGACTGCGAGTTCATTGTCCTTCATCCAGTTCTCGACGACATATCCGAGATAGTCATCAAGACGCTCTGTGATTTCGTGCTGAAGTTTCTCAACGGCTTCAGTGAGGGCAACTTCGTATGCTTCGTAGAGTTCACCTTCAACGGCGCTAGTACGCTCATTGATGGCAGTCTCGAAGATAGTGGCTGCTTTACTTCTGAAATCCTCTGAGAGATCTTCGCCGTTGAAAAGAGCATCAAGATGCTCTTTAGTCATGGAAGGCTTTTCGACCTTGGCGTTTGCGGCGGATGACTTCATCTTTACGCTAGCCTGGTTCTTCGAAGCCTTACCTTCGGTTCCCTTATCGGTATCAACCTTAGGCTTCTTGCCTTCGGTGTCCTGTTCATCATCGAGGTCAAGAATTGTTTCAGCCTCGTTGACAACTACTTGCTCTTCTGCGAGTAGTTGTTTTGCTACTTCGACTGGATCGGTATAGTCCATTTATAGACTCCTTTACTCTGAAAGTTTCAATTTATTTATATGATCAAAGATTTTGGATGAAGTTTTTGAAGACCTCAAGTTTTTCTTCTTCTAGTTCTTTTCGTGTTGCTTCTTGAATACGTCTTCGGTAGTTTTCAATTTGTCTTTCTTTGAAAATACCATCAGCATAAGTCCATTCTTTTCCTTCCATGATACCATCAACAAAGGCATCAGGAGCAGAAGGATCTGCAACGATATCTACGGCAGATAACATAAAGTCTTTCTGGACTTCATTTACTCCACCCACATTTTTGATTGAACCCATTCCTCGGGAAGAAACGCCTAGTTTTGCTCCGCCGTCGATAAGATTTTGTACAATCTTTCCGTATGGTGTGTCTAGGATTTTAGCCTCACCGTATACATCATTACCTTCGTAACGAAGATCGTTGATGATATGAGACACACGTTCCAGATTGACTGTTGGTCCTTCTGGGTGACCCAGTTCGCCTAGTGCTCTGCTTCCCTTGACATACTTATCAATGTAGCGATTGGTTTCACCGAAAAGAGTATCTCTTCCATATCTTCTGCCATTACGGTTTACTTTTTCTGCTTGCATGAAGATACCTTTGATGGAATAGTTTTTCTTTCCATCTGTTTCCTCGCAAACAAGTTGGACATCTTCGTTGACTTCAGTGATTAGTAACATCAGTTGCCTTTCCTTGCAGCAATTGCTGCTTTGATTGCTTTGTCTCTTGAACCCATGAATTCCTGAGAACCAGTTTCAATCTTTCCGTCACCGTCGTGATCTTTCTTGGCTTTTTTACTCTTCTTTTGATTCTTCGCCGCTTGCTTGCGGACATCTTTCAGACTTCCGCCCATGGCTTCGTGAGTTCCGACTAAGGGCATTTCGCTCATGTCCTCTACGGACTCTCCTACTTTATGTCCCTTGTGCTTCTTGTGAAGAAGGTGATCATGGTCGCCAGCCTTAGAGTCGGATTCAAACTCGTCTCTCATCTTGGAAGCAACAGCCTTGCGGGTTGCGACCGAGAATCGAGATCCGTGATCCTTGTGGTAGCGATCAGCGGCATCCTTTGCAGCGTGACCGAAGGCTTTATGTGCCTTATCACTATCATAGGTTCCAGAGGCTTGCTTGTTGCGAAGGTTCTTATGAATAGGAGTCATACGCTGACGGTGAAGATCGGCATGATTGGTAGCGTAGAGGTGGAGTTCGCGGGTGTCGGAATCATCACCTTCGCCAATATTCATTCCTTCGAGATCTTCTTCGTATTGGTCATTGTACATCTCTTCGATGTCATCATCATCCCATACATCATCTTCGCAGGATTCGCAAACATTCCATGTCTCGTCGGTAACGTCCTGAATACGAGACTCGATGAGTTCGTGGACTCTTCGGTTGAGTTCTTCTTTGAGCATATCGGAAAACTCGGTGAAGTTTCCGTCGATCGCTGCTTCAGTCATCTTCTCGTTCATCTTCGTTATCTCCTTCTTCGGAATCTGTTTGGTTTTGCATGAGAGATGAAGACATAGAAATTTCTGCATCTCTAAGTCTTTCGGAAACTTTAGTGGAGATCGCTCTCTTAAACGAATCTTCAAAGTCTACAACGTTGCTGTCTACAACAGCCTTGAACATGTCACTGTATTCATTTTCTGGCATTAGGATCTCCAAATTCATCATCTACGGGAGGATCTTCCTCCCTTTCTTTATCTATCTGTTTCTTCATTTCGTCAGTCTCTTCTTCCGTCAAACGAAGGATTTTCTTGTACACATATTCCTTCGAGAAGTATTGACCGATGAATTCGCCCACATCTCGCATCATTTCGATACGCTCTTTCATAATTTCTGTTTCTTTGAGTTCACTAAAGTAGTTGTCACGGTTGTAGTCGAAGAGTATATCCTGAGTGATATCTTCAAACTCTTCTTTGCTCATGACACCCTTGACTACAAGTTGTGTTTTCAAAAGATTAATAAAAAGATCATTGAACTTAGTTCGAAGTCGTTCTACAAACTTGTAAAACTTCACTTCGTCTCTGGAGATCTCGGCAGATCTACCCATGTTGAAGCCATTATCTGCTTCCATACGGGAGGTGGGAACATGAAGAGCCTGATATAGTCTCTTCTTGAAGTATTCTACATCTTCCATCTCGCCCAGATTCTGACCACCGTCAAGGGTGGTGATCTCGGTTCCTCTGCCACCTTCACGGCGAGGCATCCAATAGTCTTCAAGCATAGACATATGCTTACGGTCGTCACGCATCTCACCACTACTTGCATCGTAAACTAACTTATTACGATAACGATTCATAATATCTCGGAGATATTGTTCGGCTTTATTCTTCGGAAGATTACCGACATCCACATAGAAGACACGACGCTCGGGAGCACGGGAGATTCGATAGATGACAACGGCGTCTTCAATCATACGAAGTTGATTCAGCGGTTTGATTGCCTTCTGGAGATATCCGAAAACTCTTCTTCGTGTGGAATCATATAGACCAGAATTGATGTAACAGATTGCATCGGGGAGGATTTTCAGTCCAGTGTCCATTCCTCCTGCATTTGCCTGCTGTCCTGCTGTATTTGTTCCCGTTTGTCTCTCGTTGTAGATGTAAAATTCTTCCGTGTCTCCGTATAGAGTAACGGGCATAGAACTGTTATCTTGTATCGGCTTCTTTTTTACGCTCTTTACCTTTCGGATCTTAGTCGGATCGATAGGTCGTATCTCAACGATCCCCTTTTTGGGCGACTTAGGATCCAAAATCATATGGTAATAAAGCCGACTCTCGGTATACCACTTACGGAAAATTTCATGACCACGAGAACGAAAACGAAGAAGTTTGAGAACTCCATCGAATTCTTCCTGTACTCTCTTTTTAATGTTTGTCGATAATGAAGTTTTGTCTAGATTGAGACTGATAGCAACTCGCTCATCATCAAACACTAAAGAGTCATTACAAATATCATCGATGGCCATTTCTACCTCGGGGTGAAGGGCCATATCTCGATACTTGTAGATTAGATCAATATCGTTCTTGACATACGGATCAAAATCAAGGTAGGAGCCGTAAAAGCCCCCACCTTGAACGATTGATGCGCCATCTTCTGTGTCAGGTGGTACGAATGATACTACCTTGTCAGAGTCAGATTTTGCTTTCTCGATATTGTAACCAAACAAGTTAATCGGCATAAATTAATCACTTTCATATCATAGAGCGTTTTCAGGATCTGTGTTGGTATCTGCATCAGTTGGTTTTGTTTGATCTGATGCACTACCTTGACCTGAACTTGCTAACCAATACTGGTACTGTAGAGTAACAGTAAATTCACCAATTGTGCCTTCGTTATCCGAACTAACGGAAACTGAACTAATGCTTTCTGGATAAGCACCTACGAAGTTGTAGGTTTTAATTGCGTTACCCTGTCTATTTAGGGAAGAAACTTTCCAGTCACAGAATACATCTGTGTTAAAACCAGAACCGGCACTAGTGAAGAATCCACCCTGAACGTCAGGGGTGTTTGCTTCGAACTGGTTGATGAGGTTGGACCAGGCTTCAAACTTGTTGCGTAGTTCATAATCACCATCCATAAGAACAGTTAATGACCATGAATCGAACGAACGATCGCCTGGCATTTTGATCGTACGACCACGGTATGGAACGGTGATTGTACCAAGGTTAGCAGCAGGAAGTTCTGCTGCCTTCACAAGAAAGCGAGTCTTATTACTTGTGTTTGCACCAATCTTACCTTCGACCACGAAGAGGTTCGTACGAACGCCACCTTGAGTCAATGCAGATTGGAAGTTCTTAATATTCATCTAGGAATCTCCTTTGGGTTGCGGGGCCCCGAAGGGCCCCTTATCATCCACCGACCTCTTCGAACGAAACGCCACTAGCAGTAGCAACGAAGTTCAACTGAATAAAGTTAATAGAGCGAGTTGGTTTAATGAAGATATCCGCAACAAACTCATTTCTATCTATAACACTGCCTGGGTTATTTGACTCGTTACATACAACTTTGAAGTCGGTTATACCTCTACGAGCCTGAACGTCGCGGAGGAATGGAACGACTAAGTTGCGGAACTGTGAGCGAGTAAACTCATCGTTGAATTCGAAGAGTTGGAACTTGGCAGCAGTGGCGATTGCCTTCTCCAGAATGATGAAGAGGCGTCGAACGTTAATTCGATCAAACGCACTTGGTTTGGATTGTAGAGTCTTATCACCAAAGAGAACAGTACCTTCGCCTGGGAAAGAAACCACAGGGTTGATGTTGTTCTTGTAGAGTTCATCTCTGTGGGTTTGTCGTGGGTTGAACGCGAGTTTAACTACTCCGCGAATCTGTCCACGGTTGAAACCTGCGGGAGAGAACCAAGCCTCTTGCTGCTGT